TACCCGGCTTTCACTAAGTCCGACTTGGCTGTAATTTTATCTGCGTGCGGAGGAGACGAGCAGTTGGCAGTCAAAAAAGTGCAAGAAGCGCTTAAGCAAAGAGAATGCGCGATAAACGCTTCCATAAATGACCCGTTAAACCACGGATACGTTTTCGAAAATTGGATGAACTGCGCGAGGTTGTTGAATTTGCCTCCGTGCCAAGACGCAAAACTTGCCGATTACGATATATTCCGTGATTTCAAAAATTATATAGACGAATTAGTTATATTGGGCGGTAATCGTTCATCGAAGACTAGATTTGTTTCTTTTCTGTCGGTAATGGTGGCCGTCACAAAGCCAAATCAAAACATAGCGATGTTTCACTCCTCCGCTCAATCGTCAATAGCTCTGCAGCAATCAGGCGTGCACGAATATCTCCCAATGGAATTCAGGCAGATAAAGAAAACAAAAAAAGAATGCGTAAATTTCTCCAAAAAGAACGGGTTTACTGAGAGTTCATTTATTTTGCCTAATGGAAGCCAAGTTTTCTTCTTCAACTACGGGCAGAATCTCAATAAGGGAATTTTCGAAGGCAATGAGTTCGACTTAGTCATTTTCGACGAATTAGTGCCTATGCAATTTATCGAAACAATGAGGTTTAGGCTGGTAACTAGACGTGGGAAAATGATAATAGCGTTCACACCTCTGACGGGTTATACGAACGTTATAGCCGAATATATGGCCGGCTCAACAATCGTTTCTACAGAGAAAGCCGAGCTGCTTAGGCAAGATAAGGTTCACGTGCACGATTGCCCTGAGGGGCACATGCCAAGAATAGTCAAATGCAAGAGAGAAAACGCTGCTGCATTCTTCTTCTTCTCAAAGGACAATGTGTTCAGCCCGTATGACGAGCTAGTTAAGAAATGCGAAGGGCAGCCGGATAGATATACCAAAATAAGGGCTTACGGATGGGCTGATAAGCAAGACGGTAGCGTGTTTATGCGATACGGAAACTCGCATCGCATTTCAAGAAAAAGGTTCAAGGAGATAGAGGCCGCCGGAGGAACTAGGTATTTTTCTTGCGACCCCGGACCGGCGAAAAATTGGTTCATGAAGTGGTATCTTCTCACTCCAGAAGGGACCTGCATTTGCTACAGGGAATGGCCTGATTATCACACCTTCGGGGATTGGGCCGTGTTCGGAGACAAGGGTTCTTTTATGCCCGGTCCGGCCCAAAGGATGGATGCAGGGCACGGGATAAGCGATATTAAAAGGATAATACTTGAATCTGAAGGATGGAAATACGACGGCGTAAAATGGGATGGGCGTAACGCGGAAAAGATAGAGGTTAGATATATGGACCCTAGGGCCGCAGGAAGCCCGATAGCGACCGCGGAGGAAGGTCGCTCATTAATATCGATGTTCTATGACGACACGAAGGATAAAAGAGGAATCAATTATGAGCCGATGCAATTCGTCCCAGCTCCGGCATCAGAGATACAAGATTCGATCTTAATGATAAACGACTGGCTTTCATACAACGACGACGAGCCTGTTTCGTCTATAAACTGCCCAAGATTCATGTTTGTTGATGACTTAGAGCAATCAAATACAGCATACAAGGAGTGGACCGGGACAAACGACGCCCTAAAGGACGTAATTGACCCTGACAGATATTTATTGAAAACAAACCCAGAATACATTTCCCCGGGGCCAAGAATGGCTTTCGGTGCAAGCAACTACTATGAGTTCAAACGACTGCGATAATAATAAAATAGCGTGGGTTAGCCGGCCTAAGCGACGAGGCTTAGACGGTGAGCTCATAAGATTGGTTTGCGGTGACACCATACCGGCAAAAGTAATAAAATTACCACCTAATACAAATTTCGTCATATGCAACACTTCTCAGGAGGGGCCAGTAAGCGTAACATTGCATAAAAAGTTTAGTAGGAGCAACAGGCCTCAAAAAGGAAAGATCATCAGGATAACAAAGTTAGGGACAGGAGTGTTTTTTTATGGACCAATCACGGAAGAAGGTAATTTGGGAGGAAAGGTCGGAAAAGCTGAAGAGGTTGGACGCGACGCTGGCGATGATGCTGGCGACAAGGAAGCCTGAAGCCACGTTCACGATGGAAGAGATCGCAGAGTTGGCCGGGGTGGAATTCACTATGATAAAAAGGATAGAGAGAGCCGCCCTGAAAAAAATAAAGAAAAAATTGATCGAAGAAACTATACTCAATTGACATGGACACAAAACAATTACTTGATAATTACAGGAAAGTCGACAATGACCTTGGTTCGTGGAAAGACCAAGCAGATATAAACTACAATACGCGGTATTGCATATGGGCTCCACAATACGACGACGGAAGAAAGCATGATTCGCCTTCCGGCAGGGAATCGACGGCAACGCCGTGGGACGGAGCAAGCGATTTACGTACGTTCATAATCGACGAACTAATTATCTCGGAGGTTGCTCTACTTGTGAACGCCTTGTTCAGGGCAAACATCGTAGCGATGCCAGTCGAATCAGGTGATATCGCGAGAAGCAGGCTTGTCGGAAATTACATGAAATGGCGAGTATTCTCTCAAATGGAAGAGTTCCCTCGAGAAGCAGACCTAATCGCTAATTACTTTTGCGAAAAAGGGATTGGCGCGGTAGGCGTGTTTTGGGACCAAGAAGTCGCTTCAACTAAGCGCAATATGAGCGCTGAAGAATTGAGCCAACTCGCTCCTCAGCTTATAGACAAAATAATCAATCCGGATCTATTCGAAGACGCCGTCGAGGAAGTGCGAATAATGTTCCCGTCACTTTCAAGGCCATCAGCGAAAAGATTCATAGAGGATATGAGAGAGAATGGTAATGCCGACTACGTTTCCGCTGAAATATTGAAAAACGGGCCCGTCATGCGAGCATTTTCCCTCGATCTCGATTTACTGATACCGATCGACGTTACTGATATTCAGAAAGCGCCATATATTTTTAGGATAGAATATTGCACCGCAGAAACACTAAAGCAAAAGATGTTGAGCGAGGACTTAGACGAGTCGTGGGTAACCAAGGTGATCGAGTCGGGTAAAACAACATATCAGGACTTGCGGTCTAAATGGGACGCACAACATATTTCTAAGCCGGCTTCGGATTTATACAAAATAATATATGCTTATTGGAAGGAAGTCGATAAAGACGGGATAGTAACTGTTAACTGCTCCGTGTTGAACGAAAGCGTTCCTGACTCAGCTGGCAAGCAAGAGATGCTAGACTACAGACCAGCCAGATATCCTTTTGTGATTTTCCCTAGAGAAAGATTATCGAGGAGAATATTCGAAAGCAGGGGAATGCCGGAAGTCGCGCAAGGGTGGCAGGAACAAATAAAGATAGAGAGAGACACCCGCATAGACAGGGCCACGATGACGACGTGCCCTCCAATCCAAGTACCAGGGAATAGGCCTGTTGCCAATTTCGGACCAGCTAGGCAAGTCCCAACGTCGCCGGGCGGAATGGGTGAAATTAGATTTATGAACATACCGCCCGGAGATGGGTCTAGTCTTGAAGTCGAGGCAAACGTGATGCGCACGATGCGTAGGTACTTCGGAAGGGCGACTGGGCAGGAAGACATTCAGGAATGTCAGCAGATACAGTCAGCTAACGTCAGGAGATGGCTGCAGTGCTGGGTGCAGGTGTTTAGACATGTATGGCAGCTGTGCATACAGTTTGGGCCTGATCAGGAATTCTTCAGGGTGCTTGGAGACGCAAGCGCAAATCCAGTTATGTTCGTAAAGGGAGACAGTAACGAGAAATACGACTTTTATCTAGATTTCGACGTCATTAACAATGATTACGATAAATTCATAAAGAACATGGAAACGATTGGAGAAGTAATCGCAAAGTACGACGTCCATAACACCACCGACAAGGATATGCTATTGAAGGAATTCATAATGGCGATAAATCCTACTCTTGGGCAGAAAGTCATCCAACCAGTAGAAACGGCTTCGAAGAAGGAAGAAGACGACGAAAAGGACCTGCTTACTAAAATATGGTCAGGCATGGATGTCGACGTCAATCCAATGGTGAACGCTCAGCTCAGGCTTTCCGTTATCCAGAATTACCTGCAAGGGTCTCAGGCGATACCGGCTACCGACGTTCAACAAAGGATGCAAAGCGATAAATCATTCCAATCCAGAATGCAAAAGCACATCCAGCAATTGCAATTCGTGATTCAGCAAAGACAAAACGCGGAGATCGGCAAACTTGGGACAAAACCGGGGAACATGTAATATGGAAGATAACTTAAGGATTTGCGTCACTAAACTTAATTCTACAGGCGAGTTTCATGTGTTGAAAAAAGAAATAAACGCAAGATTGCTTGAATCAGATTTGACGCTTACGTCATTCAGCATGGCAGATAGCCCGGGCAAAATGGCGTGGTGCTCTGGCTATTCATCGGCCATAAGGGACATTCTTGATTTGATAAAAGATTAGACGTCGATTACTTCGGCGCTCTCTATGGTTTGAGACGACTTGAAATTGACGTCGACGCAAGGAGACTTAACCGTAATATCCACATCCTGATGTTTTAACGACTTCAGGATGTCTTTTATTATATTCCCAGAGCTAGCCTGTATTTGTTTTATCGATCCAGATCCGGAAATCGACTGGCCGGACGTGTCGGAAGCAAGCGCTTGCATTGAATTTATAGTCGAGCTCAGAGTATTGGCCAATTTTTCGGCCGGGATATCATCTAGTTTTTCAGATAGTAATCGAGCAGTCTCGACGGCAACGGCGGACAGCATGCTCTTTAGATGCTCTCGCTCTTGCCGCATCAACTCAGGATGTTCGTCCCTAATCAGTATCACCGTACTCAGAGGCAAAGCCAATTCCCGTGAAAGCGCATGAACTGATTGTCCGTGAGCGAGCCTCTTGCATATATTTTCAGCGAATTCAGGTTCCACGCTCTTGGCTCCAAATTTTCCTTTAATCGGAGGCAATTCGCTTAATTGCGTTTTGAGACATTTGTTTATTGCCATAATAGCCAACAACATAACATTCGACGATTGTGATGTCAATCCGAGTTGGCTTGACTTATCCCAATTGCGTGCGATAATCGCAAAATGAAGAGCCTGACAATGCCAGAGCAGGAAGCGGGTTTGTTGTCTTGCGTGATGAAAAGCAAACAAATACACGTGCGATGCGTTTCACTCGGGTTGTGTCCGGAACATTTTAGCGACAAGAGCGCAGAGGTAATATTTAGATCTATTTCTAAACTTTATATAGCGAATAAGGCGATCGACGAGATAATGATTTCGTCGGACATGAATTGTCCGTTCAACGAGATAGTGGCAATAAGTGATTTGTGCGATACGCCATCGTCGGCGGAATTCTTTCTGAAGAAAGTGTTGACCGAATATGCGAAGAAAGAGGCTACGAGAATAATTAAAAGAACAGAAGAGGAGATATCGTCCGCTGAATCGCCGGACGAGGTCGCGGAAATAGTAAGCGCGAGAATGTCTGCGATGAAAGTAAGCGGATCAGTTGAGAAGACGTGGGCTCAATCAATTGACGAAGCGGTAGAGGAAATAAAAAAGGAAAACGGGCCAAACGCCGACATAGGAATGGCAAGAATAGGCATACAGTCGATCGACCATAGATGCGGCTTACTGAAGCCGGGCGAACTGTTGGTTATAGCGGCAAGGCCTTCTGTTGGCAAATCCGCTCTGGCGGTAAACGCAGCAGTCTCAAACGCCATAAACGGTCTTTCAGTTAAGTATTTTTCGCTTGAAATGACTACAACGGAAAATATTAAACGAATGCTACAGTCGGCGCTAGGTTGCCAGCTCAGAGTTGCCAAAGAATCTGAAATAAAAGCCAAAGCTGAATCGCTAAAAAAGTTAGACATAAAGATCTTTTCGACGCCAATGACGATGCAGCGCATAATGTCGCTATGCGAGATGGAATCTGTGGGAAGAAGCATAGGTATAATATTCATAGATTATCTTCAGTTGATAATGACAACGCAGCGAAACTCGAATAAGAACAGGGAAAACGAAGTTGCAGAAATATCAAGATCAGCGAAGGGGCTCGCCAAACGGATGAAGTGCCCTATTGTGTTGCTTGCCCAATTGAACAGGTCTTGCGAGATAGAGAATAGAGAGCCACAGATGAAAGATCTTAGAGAGTCCGGGTCGATAGAGCAAGACGCCGATAAGATAGCAATGTTGCATAAATCCGGGAATATCATAAAATTCCTAATGCGGAAGAACCGTGGTGGTATGCTTGCTTCAGAGAACCTCTTATTCGACGGATCAAGTATGTCGTTTTCGTTGGCGCCTATACCGCAAAATGCTAAAATTTACGATTAGAATTTGAATTCATAGCCTCAGTCGGTTCCGTGCTATAATTAAGCGATGGAACAGAATTCGAACAGTAATCTAACAATGAATGAGCTCGCCCAAGCTCTTTCTAACCTTGAAACCACTGCTGGCAATCAAATCGATCAATCAGAGCCTGCACAGCAAGCCGCGAAAGAGCAGCCAGCTCAAGTCGACGCTCAGCCAGAGATTCAACCGGAACAACAGCAGCCGGAGCCAGCCGTACAATCTAATAATCCAGTAGAGCCGGACAACTCAGAGAAATACGAAAAGAGGATAGCAGAATTAGAGGAAAAGATTTCCGGACTAACTCAAAAGAAAGAGGAGCCGCCGGCTTCGGTTAACTCAAAGACCATTTCCGATAGAATAAACTCGGCCGGCTCTTATCCGGAGTTAAAGAAGATCTTGTCCGACGTGGAATCGATAAGAAAGAACATAAGGTCTCACCTAGGCAAAGAGGTCGTAGAAATTGACGGTAAGGAATTCAATAGAGACCAAATCAATCAGGCCTACGGCGAGGTAGAGGATGCGATCGACAAACTAATTCCAGAGAGGATCAATTTCATTAAGATTAGCGCAGAAGCGAAGGCTAGAGCGGCAAAGGACTTCCCTGATCTAGTCGACCAAAAGAGCGAAGGGGCTAAATGGGCAAACGCCGTTTACCAAAACGAAAAATACAAGCCACTATTAGATAGCATTCCTGATGCACCATATCTTCTCGGCTTGATGTGGAGAGGATTTCAATCAGTTCAAAACAAAAACAATGAACAAAAAGAAACCGTCAAAGAAACCAAAAAAGAAGAACTGCTGAAGCCGGTGCAGCAGCAACAGTATGCGGCTAAACAACCGCAACCTGTCCGCAAATTCCCAGGAGCGGACGTTTCCGCTTCTGTTTCAAATAAATCGATAAAGACACAAGAAGGCAAAAAAACACTACCCCCAGACAACAACCTAACGCAAGCAGACGTATTCAATTATTTTTTGCAGTAATCAATTTTTATGGCACAAGCACTAGCATATAGCACCGTCGGTAACCGAGAGGACATTACCGATCTAATATCGAGGGTGGAGCCGGAGAATTTTCCGTTGTATTCCAGCCTCGCCAAGTCAAAGGCACCCACAAACCCGTACCAAGAGTGGCAGGTGGACTCTACAGGAGAACCTGTATTCGAAAGCACTCCGGACGGTTCCGACGTCACTGAATTCGAAAACGAGGCGGAGAACCGAGAACGCATCGGAAATCGAGTTCAAATCATGAGAAAAGCATGGTCAGTTGGCCATCTACAAGAAACCTTTTCACAGTCAGGCGGCGTAGCTGGCGTCCCTTCGGAAGCGGCTCGATCAAAGACGCTTTGCGTTCTGAAGATGAAGAAGGCAATCGAAGCTCTGATTGGCTCAGACCAAGATATCGCCACGGCTACAGGCGGCCAAGGAGACAAGATCAGGGCGCTCGGGAAATTCATCGATGCTACAAACACGGATTTCCCTGCATTCGCAAGGACACCATCGGCATCAATCGGTACAACTTCAGGTCTAACTGAAGCCACTTTTAACGCGGTGTTGCAATCTCGTTATTTGGCTACCGGAGATAGGAAGAAGACCATTCTTTATGCTGGTACAACGCTAAAGCAGGCGGTAACGAATTTCGTCCGCGCTGAATCCGCTTCGGTTGGTAATACCTATAGGGTGCAGCAAATGGCCGAGTCCAAGACCGTGACGCTGTCGGTTAACACTTATGACTCGGACTGGGGCATGGTTGACGTCATTCCTGACGTGTTCTTAGGAAGAACGAGCGCCGGAGCAATCGACACGACGTCCAAGTCGCGTGGCTATTTGATCGACCCAGACATGGTGACTATCGGGTTTATCGAGAATCCGACCACATTCCCATTGCCGGATTACGGTGGCGGCCCTCGCGGTTACGTTAGGACAATCTTCACTCTCGCAGTGAAAAACCCTTCAGCAATGGCTAAATTCGCTTAATAACATGGATACACAAACTAGATTTATCAATGAGTTCCTGAATGGCGGATTTACTCATTCGTTTAGGGTAACTCATGCAGACTTGACGGAGACAACCGCCAATACGGCGCAGGTTATCCCTCTTTATACAACGCAAAAGGGAACAGTGATTCTTGACGCGTTAATGTATCTCGAGACTGCGTTCGAAGACGCTTCGGATGCCGCATTCAATAATAACACAATCTCAATCGGGATCGGAGGCGGCGCGGCTAATTTCATGCCGGCCACTCAGATCAACAAGAACGGAACGGAAATTCTTTCGTTCGCAACATCCAATGCTACAGACACGATCCCTTATGCGTTCGTAGCCGCTGACACAATCGACCTAACCGTCAATTCGATGTCAGGAAAGTCATTGAGCAATATTGATACCGGTGAACTCGTGATCATGCTCAGAATTTGTGAGCTCGCTAAGTTGTAACACTCTGTTCGGGGTTCATAGTGGAAAAGAGGGATGGCTTCTGGGTAAGGGGCCATCCCTCGATCGTTTCGTGCAACCCGAAGGAGCTATAATTGTTGCCGTAAACGATACTCCGTGTAAAGCCGATTACAGGGTCTGGGTCGACGGAGTAAGCAAAATAATAGACGAAGCGAAGATAATAAGCCCTTACTATCATGACAAGAGCGATTTCTCTTATTATACATATAACAAGCTTTCCGAAGTCCCGAAGACTATATCAGAATCTAATTCAGTCTATCAAGCAGGCGGAGGCGCAACGGCTGCTTTGCATTTATTGTGGCTGATGGGCTGCGAAAAAATTCACGTATTGGGAATAGATGGAGGCGGAGGATATTCGGCATCCTATAATGGAAACATTTACACTCCCGAACATGGCCTTATGTATGCTAAAATACTCGAAGAATTTAATAAACTTAAGAACCACTTGAACATATGGACATTGACTTAACGGTACCGGAGTTGGCGGATAAGGTCGGCACAAAATGGTATGACGGACTTTTGGCGGAGTTTAAGCGAGGATGGGAATTCGAAAAGGCCACATACGCAATCAGGCAAGGCAGAATAGGACAAGCGGTCAAGGCAACAGGAACTGGCGCTAAGCATGCAAACGGATTGGGGCAATTGAGGGCATGCATAGACGCAAGAACTTATTTTAGATGGATGCAGGAAGACAGAAATTTTTGGTCAGACAAGAGTAACCGCGAGAAGTTTTTTAAAGACAACCCTGAGGTTCTTGTGAAGAACTGGATACGATGAAGGTAATTTCATACGCAGAGACATTGCAGTCTGTGGTAAGTTTAGCAGGGCAAGAATACAGCCAGCTGAATACTTCAGACGAGACTGCATTCAGGGAAGGGTTCAATAGAGCCATCGAAATTGCTTGGAGCGCTTATCCGTGGCCAAGGTTATTGCTTTCTCATGAAGAGGATATTGACGCGGACGATAAGACTTTCGAATTAAACGACGACAGGGAAGATTTGCTCGGGGTATATACTGACGACCCAATAACTGCCATAAGGCCATACAAAATAGATTACACAATAACAGGCGATTTAGTCAGGGTAGAAAACGACACTCTTGAATCGGTTTGGACGCTTTATAGAAAGCCGGTATTGCAATTCACTGGACTTGATTATGCCGTAGGCACTACTTACGCCGCAGGTGATCAAGTCGCTTATGTTGACGAGTACTACAGGTGCATACTTGCGTCTACAGGAAATGCCCCAACTGATGCGACGTACTGGGAAAGACTTCAAATCCCATACGGTTGGAAAATGATTCTTGTGTATTATTCTTATGCGGATTATCTTGAAGGGGATGGCCAGACAGACAAAGCGACTAATTATAGAGGTCTGGCGACAGGAGCGATTAATTCTGAAATGGACAAAGTTTATCGGCAACAGAACCAATTTAAGCCAGCGACGATAGTACCTTACAAACCAACTTCACGATATGTCTAATGTATTTGTAGCAAACATACCAACTCAATTGAGTTCAACGATTAACCCCACGACAGGGGCTAATGTATTAATGCAGCACACGGCAGTTTCAAACACGGCCGTTCCGTTCGTAACCACGGCATTGTATGACCTGACGAGTAATGTTTTCTGGAAAGTATCAGGCGGCCCTGTGGTGGTGACGCTCGACGGATCCGATCCAGTAGTCTCTCCTTTGCATGGTTTTATATTCGCGGACGGATCTTCCGGATTCTGGTCGTCGGCTATGGCAAACGCAGCGAACGCGATCAGGCATACGTCAACAGACGCTGTAATCTCGATACAGGAGCTCACGAGATAATATGGTTAATTCAGATTTTTACATCGCTCCTCAATTAATAATCGGGACAGGCGCAGGGACGGTGGCCAGCGCAACCGATGCGAGATTCCCTACTGCCGACGAAAAGGCTGCACTGGCAGGGTCGTCTGGTTCTCCGTCTGTGTCCAACAAATACGTTACTAACGCTGATTCTCGGAATACTAACGCTAGAACTCCTACGGCACACGCGAGTTCACACGGATCTGCTGGAGCCGATGCGGTGACCATTACGATTAGTCAAATAAGCGATGCCGGCGATTCAGTTGGCCTAGATGTTGGGGCGACAACCGGAACGGTTTGCGCAGGCGACGATTCTAGATTAACGAACTCGCGCCAGTGCAACAACTCTTTCGACAACGCTACTACTTCGAGAACGAATTTAAGCGTTTACAGTAAACTTGAGTCGGATTACTCGATTGCATCGAAGCCATCTACGGCAGGATGCAGTTTCACTGCTTCGGCAACTGGAAGTAATATCGTCATAAGCGATAGCGATAGCCTAGACCCCGGTACGGATAATTTCTCGATAGGTCCGATCAAAGTATATACCGTGCATGACGGGTATTACGACTTGATCAATAAGTTGTCCGGAAACGACGGATGGAAACTGTCGTACGCAACAAACACAGGTATACTGTCGTTGGTCGTAGGGACCGGATCTACTACTCTTACCGCCACATGCCCGACTGCATTACCGACTTATTCTTCTTCCACCACTCAGATAAGCGAAATAATAGTAACCGTAACTAGGGGCGCGACAACGTCGTCAGTCCAGTTTTATTGCAATGGTGTTGCAGTAGGGGATACTCAAACAATAGCGCTAACGGCTACTACTTCGGTTTCAAGTTCGGCGTCAATGACGGTATTCGATCGCATGGCGTGGGCAATATTCGCTCCGTTTTCTCCATTCTGGAATTACTCTTTATCAGCAACTATCGTAAGTAAGATATTCAATCTTGGTCTAGTCAATTACCTTACAAGCGAATATAAGCTGAAATGGGGATCGGCAACAAATACTACCTCTACTGAGAATTCAACATTCGTCGGTGGTACCACTGGGAACTGGGCCGTTGTCGATTCGACTATAGCGGCAGTTGCAAACGAGCTTGAGTGGACATTGCCGGCATCCAGCGTAGTCACGAGTTATCTTCAGTGTAATCAGACGCCAAGCCAATTCTCTAACGGATATTATAACGTAAGATTCAACTACAAGCTTTCTAGCGGAGACGCGTTACAACTGGCTGTTAGCCGTGCCGGGGTTGAATCCATAGGGACAATAACGCCAACTGGAGATTGGCAAACGTTTACAACTCAGTTTTACACTTCAGGCGGCGGAGCAATAAAGATAGCCACAGGGCTGGCCGAGGCTAACGGAAGTGTTTATTTATTCGACGATTTCGTGACAACCTACGCCGGTTGCTGCGCTGCTTACGACGGAAATCCTGAAGGGTATCAGTGGCACGACAAATCAACCAATGCAAACCATGCAATACTTGGAGTAAACGCTTCTCCGGCTATCTCAAACAGAACAGGCGTATTAAGATACTCGAGCGCAACATCTGGAACGGAATTTATTCTAGGATCAGATCGCGTTTGCTTGCCAGTGAACCATGTAATAAATAAGATTTATGCATACGTCGCATCTGGAACCCCAACAATAGACATAGGAACCGCCGCCTCAGCAGCAGATATAGCGGCCAGTCAAACGCTTGCGACTGGGTGGAATGATATCGAGTTGTCAAACCTTCAGAGTTCTACTTATAAACTAAACGCAACGAGCAATACTGCCAACGCAATAGTTTGGAACGTATTCTATTCAATTTTAATACCATAAACCATGACGCCTTCTACAGTAAACAAATCCGCAGCAGCCCTGACGAACTCGCGCCAGTGCAATAACTCTTTCGATTCAGCAAGCACCTCTCGTACTAATCTAGAATTGGGCGGAGCAGCTATTCTTGCAGTTGGGACGACTACAGGGACGGTAGCCGCAGGAGACGATAGCAGGATGACGGATTCGAGAACCCCAACGGCTCACGCTTCTTCGCATGGGTCTGGACAAGGTGACGAAATCACCGTCGCCCAGTCTCAAGTGACGGATCTTTCAACAGCTCTAGCAGCGAAGGCTCCTTTAGCCACAACCGTTACAACTGAATCAGGCACTTCAAGAACTCTTGCAATAGGCGATGCAAGGACAATTATCCGATGCACAAGCGAAAGTGCTACTTCTGTGACCGTTCCTCCTAACAGCTCTGTTGAATTCGTTATCGGAGATAGTATTATAATACGTCAAGCTGGCGCTGGACAAGTTACAGTCGTGGCAGGCGACGGAGTGACCATCAACACTTCTCAGACTTTGAAAACATTGGCTCAACACGCTACAGTAGCCATAACAAAAGTAGCAACAGACGAATGGGACATGACCGGGGAGAGGGAGTCGGCGTAATATGATGTTCCTGCATTTAATTGGGGCGATAGCGTCTGCCGGATTGGAGCCGGGTGAGTCTATCGTTAAGATATCGGCAGGGGACAATCACGCATTGCTTTTGACCAGCGAAGGTAGAGTTTTATCTTGCGGTCGCAATAGCCTTGGGCAACTAGGTCTGGGTGATACAAATGACGTTGACGTTTTCACAGAGAGCGTTGCTTCAGGAGCTGCTGACATATGTTGCGGATTATCTGCCTCTTATTACAAATCGACGACAGGAAAGCTTTATTCAACTGGTTTAAATGACAACGGCCAACTCGGACTGGGCGACACAACACAGAGAGAGTCATTCACTGAGTGCGTTTCTAGCGGGGTGGCAAAGCTTTCCGCAGGGAAAAAAAGCGCTTATTACGTAAGTACCGCAGGCGCGCTTTATGGTTGCGGTTACAATTCGGTCGGAGAATTGGGCCTAAACGACACTACTCAACGAACATCTTTTACTCAATCAGTGGCATCTGGCGTAGCTAATGTTTACGCAGGAATAGGGGAATACTCGCTTTATTTAAGCACTTCTGGTGCTCTTTATGCATCCGGTTCGAATGGCAATGGGCAACTTGGACTTGACGATATAGTGAATAGAGACGAATACACGCAATCAGTTGCGTCTGGAGTATCTTCGGCTTCAGTCGGAAGTGTTGATTCCTATTACATCAACACGTCAGGAGCGCTTTACGGATGCGGATACAATGGCTATGGGGAATTAGGGCTAAATGATACTACTGAGAGGGATCAATATACTCAGTTGATCGCATCGGGTGTGTCGTCTATTGCCACCGGCTATTGTGGCTGCTTGGCCTTAAAGACTTCAGGAGAACTCGTTTCGACTGGAAGAAATTCGAACGGACAACTAGGATTAGGTGACACTAACGATAGGGACGAATTTGCGCAGGCGATCTCTTCTGGGATTTCGTCAGTTTCTGCGTTTAATCTTTTTTCGTTTTGCTTATCAGGATCAGGTTTGTCTTACGCGACAGGATATAACGGATTCGGGCAACTTGGGCTAAACGACGCAACCCAGCGAACATCTTTTACTCAATTTACTATATGATATTCGAATGGACAGACAGCGACTATTTTAGCGGTTGCACTGCTACTATGGACGACAAAATAATAACTGCTTCGACTTATGAATACGAGGTAGTAAAGGACAAGCAAGCCTACGGATACAAAATAAACGTTGATGGCATCGATTACGTTTGCAATTCGTGTTTCTTTTTCGAGCCTCATCTATTCCACGCTGTTGCTGAAGCTTCCATGATGAAAGCGGCAGAAGGCATCACTGGTGATGATTTATTCATAAAATAACATGATAGAACTCCTGACAAGTGATTTAGTTTCTGGCGCTCTTGGCGGCGTAACAGGTTTCGTGTTCAGATACATGGCAGAACGCGCGAAGGAAAGGTCAGCGGAGCATGTGCGAGCGCTGGAAGCTTTGTCGGCGGCAGAGAAGTCTCGGGACGACGCAGACAAGAGAGACGTATCCGGAGGGACTTGGACAAGACGCATATTAATGTTCGCAATAGTGTTTTCGGTCGTAGTCGCATTGTTCATCATGCCGATAATAAAAATACCGGTCGTCGTCGAAGTCAAAGAGACTACTAGCATCCTTTTTGGATTGATTGAATGGGCCTCCCCGCGCTTTGAACAGGTCGCAGGATATCTTTTACTGCCTGAGCATCGTCAAGCGTTTCTAGCGCTGATATTCTTCTATTTTGGACAGGGTATAAAGTGATGGACAGCGTTTCGTCTAACATGGAGAAGACGGAGCCTACGCTTTGGAGCCACTCTTTCGACGTTCCGAACACAGGTTCTATGCGGCCGGACTTTCAGGGTGGAGAGAGGGCGATAATAGTACCAGAGGAATTCGACACGGTCAAAGAAGGCGACATAGTAGCAGTAGAAAGCCCAAGAAATAACATGCGTTCGCTGATGCATAGGGTGATAATAAAAGGAGATGACTATTTGATCACAAAGGGTGATTCCAATAAGTCCGCAGAAGAAGTCCCTATAGAGAAAAGCGAATACAGGGGTAAGGTTAAGAAACTCGACGACTATTTGAAAGGTAAATAATGAAGAAAGCCATAATCGAGCTGAAGTCTTTCCACGACACCTATAAATGGTTGCTTTGGCCAATAATGGCTTTTCTTTGGGGATATCTGCTACTTGCAGCAGATTCAAGATACGTTTCTAAGCCGAATGATGCAATTTACGAAAAGGAACAAACGCAGAAAATAAACGATCTTGACGTTAGGCTTGCTAGAATAGAGGCTAAATGCGATTTGATAATTGACTCAATAAAGAAATGAGCCGCTACAGAACATATTTTACTCTAGACAGCACTCCGCTTGAAGACGGAGACAACGGGTTCACTGGGTTCGCTTCGAAACTTTCTCCAGACGTTCTTGCTGCCGGGATATGCTCAATGGCGGAAAACGCAAGATTCGATAAGCAGATAGCACAATGCCGCAAGGGGATAAAGCTATTAAACGATGGGTTTAGCATAATAGGTGCTACCGTTATTTTGCCGCTGGCTCTTGTAGACGACATAGCAGTGACTTCAATCACTCGGACAAGCACCACGGCTACAGTCACGACGGCCACGGACCACGGCTTTGTGACAGACCAAATGGTCGAGATAGATGGAGCCGTAGAGACTGCGTATAACGGGGACTTTCAGATAACAGTTACCGGTACTGACGAATTCACTTATTCTGTGGCCGGATCGCCGTCTACGCCAGCGACAGGGACAATAACCGCAAACGGAGGACCATTATTAAGCAATGCATATGAAAACGGTATATTTACATCGGGGATATGGTCAAACCCTTCGGAGACGAAAGAATGGCTTGTTCTAGCGTCTGGAGAGTTTGCTTATTTCCTCGATCTTGATGACGGTACGACTTTGCTTCGAGTTGATTACCCTTCTGGTCAGAGCGTTGAACTGGCTGACAACTGCAGCATCGCGCAGGCTTTAAATAAACTTATTATATTCAGGGGACCTCTTAAGCAGCCTATAGAATGGGAAGGCGACTTCACTGCTGACTTTACTTCAATGGCTTCCACGGGATCTGTGAAGTGGAACATTCCAAGGTCTACATGGGGCGTTTATTACGCCAACAGAATGATTGTTCCGCTGGAATTCATCAACATACCGTTGACCAGTATAACTAGATCAAGCACGGTTGTGACGGTCACGACTACGCTTGACCATGGCCTTTCCCCTGGAGTTCAGATAGTTATCGGAGGATGCACGGAGACTCAATACAACGGAACTTGGATTATAGCCACCGTACCGACTTCCGCTACTTTCACTTTTGCCATATCCACAACTCCAAGTTCACCTGCGACAGGCTCTCCTTATTTGCATTATCTAACGAGGGATGAGCTCATATTTTCAGATTCACTCGATGTCGACACGTACGATAGCATAGATTCACACTTCAGGATCAATAAGGGTGCCGCCGACTGGCTCGTTGGCGTGTACCCTTGGGTTAACGATCAAGTTCTTGTTTTCTTTAGACATTCTATATGGGTAATCGCCGGAGCGTCAGACCCATCTACAGCGACTGTTGACTTAGTTACAGGGGAGATAGGCCTGTCGGCGAGAAGGTCTATGGCTGGAGCAGGAACGGTGCTTTTCTTCCTTTCGTCGAAGAATATCTACAAGATAGAATCGGGATCAGAGCTGAATCTTAGATGGCTAAACGACCCGCTGAGTAGAGATATTGACGACATAATGGATAGAGTGAACGAACAATACAGTCACCTTTCTGTCGGAATATACCACAATAACAGATATTATTTAGCCGTACCAATCGACGGAGAAACGAGGAACAATGCCGTTATCGTCTTCAATTTACTAAACAATGCGTGGGAATCGATAGATTACGTTCCTGAAGATTTAAGGCTTGATTCGTTTGTGTCAGGATTGTGGAACGGACAAAAGAGACTATTTGGCACAAGTTTCGAAGGTGGTGTGTTCCTGATGGAGGAAAACGAATACGACCAAGTATCGAACACTGGAGACGATAGCGACAACGTCGATATACCTTTCGAGATAACGACAAGGCGATATTCCTTCGGGGTTAACGGGATAAAGAAGATAAGGAATTCGGACGTAAGCCTTGTGCTACCTGTTGACTCTACCGCCACAATAACACCGATACTAGAAGACCCCGATTCTACAGGAGAATCCGTAACCGTAACTTACGATACTCTTTCAGACCCTTTGGTTAGATTCAGGATATCTCGGCACGGCAGAGGAGTTCAATTAAATTTAGCTTTACTCGGAGGAAGACCTGAAATAAGATCAGTAACAGTTGAAGGATATTCCGACATGAGGAGAACAACGACTAGATCATGAGTTTCACGACCGGCCATACCTTTACTGATATAGTTACCGCTCAGCAATTGCATGATTGCATCGCGAACGCCATACCTGAGCAATTAGTAGAGGCTAAATTCAAGGATTCGTCAGTAACGTCCGCTAAAATAGCCGATGGCGTAGTGACGCCCGATATGCTAGATTCGGCTGTGATCGATAAGATTTGGCCGGTAGGCACCGTGCATATTACGCTTAACGCCACAAACCCAGGCACTCTACTTGGAGTAGGAACGTGGGTTCAGTTCGGAGAAGGATGCTTATTGAAGTCTGCTCTTTCTGGTGGTGGGACTGAAGACGGATCGCATACTCATACTCATACCATAAACAACCCGTCCCCATCAGAATCGACTGTTCTTACGGCTGCGCAATCAGGGGTTCCGGCGCATAAGCATAACAATTTCGACGGCCAGTCTTGGTCATATCAACAAATAGGAAAATATTACAACAAGAAAGGCACGTCTGTCGCGAGGACAATGTCTACCTATTCCACAGGAGCGACTGAAGGTCATTATCACAAGATGTATACAGCCAGCGTATCAACAGATTCGTTCCTACCCAAATCTCTTTGTTTTTACTTCTGGAAGAGGACTGCATAAATGGCGATAACACCTGGATATACGTTCAGCAACCCTTCTGTGCTTACGGCGAAAAAGCTGAATAAGCTGATAGAGGATTCTTCCGTGCCAGACGATGAGATAACTTCGGATATGATCGCAGCTTCATCGGTTACTGCGGTTAAATTCGGCTCATCGGCCATAACGGAAGCCAAGTTATCGTCAGCATCAGTTCTTTCCGAGAAGATTTATCCGGTTGGCTCGGTATACATAAACGTAGCCGTATCAACGAACCCGGCCACCTTGTTGGGATTCGGAACTTGGACTCAGTTGGGAGGCGGATATATACTCATCGACTCTACAACGGGATATACCACAGGCAGCACCTATGGTGGAAGCCATACTCACGCAATAACAGGTTCTCTGGCGTCTACCACTTTAACGGGAGCTCAAACTGGACTTCCGTCGCATTCTCACTACATAACAAATTATGGCGTTTACGCTTCATCGAGCCAGACTCAAATATCTAGCGCGACAGGAGCGGAATCAGTAGGGTTGCTTGAATCATCAGAAGCGGCGTCAACCAGCGCATCATCTGGGCACTCCCACTCCGTATCAATAAATTCTCTCGCAAACACAGTTATGCCTAAATCGGTATACATCTACATATTTTATAGAACAGCATGAGCATAATTCCCGGAAGAGAGTTCACGAGCGGAGAGGTATTAAACCCGACGAAGTTGAATTTATTAGTTCCTGACGCGGAATTCGACGACGGAGCGATAACTACTTCACTAATATCCGACGGAGCGATAACGGAAAACAAGATAGCCGACGCGGCAGTGTCTTCGACAAAGTTCTCGATATCAGGAATGTATCCGGTCGGTTCAGTATATATGAACGCAGTCGTATCGACTAACCCTGCGACATTGCTTGGATTCGGGACATGGGTAAGGCTCAACAGCAACACCGAAATAGGATCTGACGCTCCGGCCACAATGATCGGAGAAGACGGGGTCACTTATTCGGCTGGATCGGCTTACGGGACTAAACTTGGTTCCCATACGCACACGATCTCCGGAAACGCTGACTCAACAACATTAACGGCTGCTCAGTCTGGCATCGGTTCGCATAATCACACGTTTACGACTTACGAAGCCCTCGCCCCAGACCCGTCAGGTGAATATTCCGTCTTCCATCAAACAATAGCGAACGCAATATCAACACCTCTGGCGGCGTCTTCTTATGCAATCGCATCAGCAAGCGCTGCTCAGAGCCATAACCATGGCATCGGCACGTGCGTAGCTTCAACGGAAAATGGATTGCCTTCTTCTTTCGCAATTAATATATGGATACGAACGGCCTAGCAATCGTACGTGCAAGAGATTTGATAAACAAAGCCGGCGGTGACTTCGACCGGCTTTTGAATTGGCACCTTTGTTTCGGGCTTGTAGTTTCCTCCAGGGATGCTTTTTCGATGGGAAGAATAACGAACAGAACGAATCTGAGCTCGACTTGCGACGATGGTGACACTCTTTATGTTTCGATGGCCGTTGGCGACCTTTCGTTATTAAATAGACTAATACCGGTATCAGTGAAATTTATAGCATGGGCCAGATGGGCGAAGAGGGGGAACATGAATTGCGGAGTGTACGATTTGAGGAGATTCAGGTCATTATGCGACTGTGGCGTATGGTATAATTGTTGAATGGATGACATGGTATCTGCCCCTGAAGCGCCTCCAGCGCCAGAGGCCATAGACCCGGCTAAGGCCTCTATCGAATATTTAGTCGGAAAGGAAAACGCAGAAAAGGTGAACGGCATAACAGACCCTTACCTGCAGAAAACTTTGATTGAAGCAGAGGCCACATATCGGCCACAATATATCGCCAATAATCTCGCTGCTCAAGAGGCAACATTATGGGGAGCGAACGGACAAGCCGGGACACTTGATCAATTGTCTAGGGCCACTCAGGAATCCACTGGAATAACAAACGCCGCCAACTCCGCTACTAGGACCGCGGCTGTTTCTGACGTGGCTAATCTTTCGGAAAAGGCTAGAGCGGCATATTCGTCCGCCAATCCAGAGCAGAAGGCGCAGATAGATAAATTAATATCAGCTCAAGAATCTCCGCTGCAAACAAATCTAGTCACGCCGTCTACCGGGACGGCGTCGACTTACGACGCCTCTAAAATGAGCGCGTCGACTTACGACGCAGTTCGAGCCGGTGCTGCTTCGGCTACCAGCATTTCCAGGACTCCCATACAGCAAGAACTCGAAAAGCAGGCCATGGCAGATCTCGCGGCCGGAAGAAACTTGACTCCAAGCGAACAAAGGGACGCACAGCAGGCCGCCAGAGTGGCCTCGGGGGCCCGTGGGCGCATCCTAAGCAACCAAGGCATAGGAGATGAGGTGTTGATGTCAAACGAGCTCGCTAATCAGCGCGAAGCAGCCCGTAGAGCGTTCGCCGGACAAGTAGGAGCCACCGGATTGCAGATAGACACAGCGAACGCAAACATTGGAGTGCAGAACGCTCAATTCGCACAGCAGACAG